AACTCAAATCAAATCTCCTGAACTAGCTGATGCTGCAAAACAAGATTATACAACTCAAGCTGTTCAAACAGATGAATTATTAGGTGGTGCTACACAAGCAGCTCCAACTGCTGTTGGTACAACTACAATAACTGGACAAACAATTGCTGTACCAACTTCTTTAACAGCAGCTCAAGCAGCTACTCCAACAGCTCCAACAGTTTCAACAATGGGTGTTGGTTTAGGAACTGCAAAGACAGGAACTGCTCAAACTGGTGCAGTTGGAACTGCAGCTCAAATTGGTACAGTAACTGGAGCTTTATCTGGTACTGCTACAGGAGCAGCAGCAGGTCCAACAAGTTCTGCAGTAGCTCAAGCTGCTTCAGGACAATTATCTGCTGGAGCTTTAGCTCAAGTATTAAGTGGAACTGCAGCTACAGTAGCTGGACAAACTGCAACTCTACCTGGAAATATTCAGGCAGCGATTGCAACTAATCCTGCTTCTGTAACTAAAGTAATTGTTGCTCAACCAACTGATGTACAAGCTCAAGTTGCATCCTTACCAACTGATACTTTAGTTTCTGCACAATTAGAAACTTTATTAGCTGGAATAGATACAGGTACAATACCTACATGGGCAAGAGGTGCTGTAGAAAATGTTGAAAAGAATTTAGCTCAAAGAGGTTTAAGTAAATCTACAATTGGTAGAGATGCATTAGTTAATGCAATTATACAATCAGCATTACCTATAGCTCAATCAAATGCAACTGCATTACAACAAAGAGCTTCACAGAATTTAACAAACGAACAACAAGCTTCTGTATTATCAGCACAACAGAGTTTTCAAACTCAGTTAGTTAATGCTGAGAATGATATGAAAGCTCAGATGATGACTGGGCAATTTGCTCAAGAAATTACTAAGCTTAATGCTATGAGTGAGCAACAAGCTATATTAGCTGGTGCTGCTCAACAACAAGAAGTAAGATTAGCAAACTTAGCTAACATACAACAAGCTGGATTAACTCAAGGTCAATTAACTCAGCAAATGGCTTTAGCTAATTTAAATGTTGGTCAACAAACTGCTTTAGCTAATGCTCAAACAAGTGCAGGATGGGATGTTTTAAATTTAAATAATGCCCAACAAACTGCAATATCTAATTCTAATTTATATAGAACATTTGAATTAACTAATTTATCGAATACTCAACAAGCTACTATGCAAAATGCTGTACAGTTAGCTACAATGGATATGGCTAATTTAAGTAATGCCCAACAAAAAGCTGTAGGTAATGCTCAAGCTTTTTTACAAATGGATATGGCAAACTTAACTGCAGCACAACAAACAGAAGTTTTAAATACACAAAATAGACAACAAGCTATGTTGACTGACCAAGCTGCTACAAATGCTGCTGGTCAATTTAATGCATCAAGTACAAATCAAACAAATCAATTTATAAATAATTTAGCATCAACAATAAATTTACAGAATGCTGCAAGAAATGATGCTATGAATCAATTTAATACTACAGAGTTAGATAGAATTGCAGCTTTAAATCAAAATAATCAATTGGAAGCTGATAGATTAGAAGCTACATTAAATACTGATATTGAAAAATATAATGCACAATTAGATTTTAATAGAAATCAGTTTAATACACAGAATGGAAATTTAATTGAACAATCAAATGTTACATGGAGAAGACAACTAAATCAAGCAAATACTGCAGGACAGAATGCAGTCAATCAAGCTAATGCTATGAATTCATTTAATTTAAGTAATCAAGGTTTATCTTTTTTATGGCAAGAGATGAGAGATGCTGCTAAATGGGAATATGATTCATCTAATAATGAAGCAGATAGAGCTTCTCAAATAGCAATTGCAGCATTAGGAAATGAATCAGTTGCAGACCAAGCTAAAGTTGACTTTATTGGTAAATTAGGTGAACTAGCAATTAGAGTATGGGAAGCTAGACCATAATAGAATGAAAATAATAAGGATATAATATGGGTTTAATAAAAAAATTTTGGAAAAAAACAAAAAAGGCAGTAACAAAACCTATTACTAAAGTTTTTAAAGGTGTTGCTAGAGGAATTGCTAAAGTTGGTAAAGCAGTAATGAGAGGTGTTTCTAAAATAAGTAAAAAATTTGGACCACTTGGTATGATTGCCATGGCTGTTGCTATGCCTTATGCTATGAGTGGTTTAAGTAGCATGATTGGTTATCAAGCTGGGACACCATTTGCTAGTGGATTATTAGCAAGAACACCAGGAACTTTTTTAAGAGCAGTAGGTAATATTGGTGCTCAAATTAGAAATGGTTATCAAATAGGTAGTGGTGCTCTTGGAAAAGGTATAGGAAAAATTTCACAATTTACTGGTAATATTGGTTCTACAATAACTGATACTATTGCTAAAACTTTTCAAAAGTTTGGTGGTGGTGGTGGAGGAGGTACAGGAGTAAAGGATAATTGGTGGACTAGAATTTCTAAAGGTGCTAAAAATTTATTTAACTCAGCTAAGAGTGTTGTAACAGGACAACCTACAAGTGGTAGTGTAGATGTAACAGGTATTTCTGCTAGAGGTCCTGCTTCTTGGAGTAATGAATTTATGACTCAAAGTATGACAAATGTTCAAGCACAAGCTGCTTTAGAGGCTGGTACTATTCATGGAGGGCAACTTACAGGACAATCATTTTATGGAAGTACTGCTGATAAATTAGTTGCAGAAACAATTAATAAAGCTGCAGAAAAACAAATTAGTCAATTAAGTCCAAATGCTATGAGACATTATACTGATGTAAATAATGCTTATAAAGCAAATAATACTTATATAAATAATCAACAAGCATTAGATACTGTATTAGAAAGTCAAGGTACAAGTTATCAAGGAATAACAGATTTTGATGGTCTTTATAATTCAGATTTAGGTATGACAGGAGATTATAAATTAATAAATCCAAATGAACCTACTTCATATTCATTTACTGGTGATAGAACATTTGATAATCCAGTTGCTAAAAAATATAATTATAAAAAACATATAAAGAGAGCTAAAAAAGCAACACTTGGCTGGGCAAAAGATAGTTTACTTGCAGTTCAACAGGATGATATTATTCAACCTGACCAAGGAGACTTTTTACCCACACAAGGAGCAGAATTTGCTGGAAGTATAGGTGCATCATTATCTGCAACTGATATAAAAGGTGCGACAGGTAGTTCATCTTATGCTAATGTATTTGGTACTGCTGCATGGGAAAAATTAAGAGCATATCATAAACATATGAATTATCAAGGAAGTACATAATAACAATTAACAAAAGGAAAACACAATGGCAAAGAAACAAGGATACAACGCAAGAAAAGACGAACAACTAGGAATGACTAGAGGTAAACAATCTGGTAAAAAGATGTCTATGGCTGGTCGTAGAAAAGTAGCTAAAGCTACAAGAAAACCTAAAGGTTCATACGGATTCGGCAAATAATAATGCCTTTTAAGTCCGAGAAGCAACGTAAATTTTTATGGGCTAATGAACCCAAAGTTGCAAAAGATTGGACTCAAAGGTATAGTAGTCGTACTAAATATGAAAAAGGTGGGTGTGTTACAATAATGATAGCAACCCCAATTAAGAAAAATAAAAAGAAAACATAATGGCTGAAAAAATAGTAAATACTGAATACGAAAAAGCAAATGTTAATCCATTTAATGCTCCCACTCCAGGCGAATCTTTAACAAGTTCACCTGATATGCCTCATGCATGGGAAAGACCTCCTCAACATACTGAGCAAGAAGATGCTATGGAAGAAATTTATATGGAACTAACAAGTGAGAATGCTTTAATGCCTTTAATCAATATGATTGATGAAGGAATTCCATTAGACCAAATAGCTCAAGTTATTTTGTATAAAGGTTATACTGAAGGAAAATTTAGTCCTGATTTAATGTTAATGTTAGCTGAACCAACAATATATTTATTAATAGCTATTGCAGATTATGCAGATATAAAAGATTATGTATTATATGAAGGGGAAGAAGATGACCCTGATGGACAAATTTATGGTGATGATGTTGAACCAGTTTCAATGGATGATGATGATGAAGGTGTAGCTAAGAAACCAAAAGAAACATCTGAGATAACAGAATATGAAGAACCTTCAGAAAAGAGTTTATCTGCTGGTTTATTATCTAGAGTTAAAAAAGAATTACCAGCTAAAGTTGAAGCAGCAAAGGAGAAAAAATAATGGGTATTAATTTAGGTACTGCAGCTATGGCTTTTGGTTCAGGTTTAATCAAGGGTGATGAAAAAGCTAGAAAAGAAAAGATGCTGGTTCATGGTGAAAAATTAGCAGCTAAAAGAGATGCTATTATTGCTATGAAAAAATCTAAATATGAATATGACATGAATAAATATGATGCAAACAAAACTAAAATGGATTCATTAAATGCTGTTAGTTCTGATTTAGATTCTGGAAAATTTAATTATAAAAAAGGAAGTGCAAACTATGTAGAAGGTCAAAATACTGTTGATACTTTTTCTTTAGGTGAAGCTTTCTTAGAAGCTAAACATGGTATGGAGTGGGTTGCTAACAAGAAAAAATCTAAACTTGGTGCTGAATCTGACCCTACAGCATGGATAGCTTATGTTCAATCTGTTGGTAATAATCCAAATATTAAAAATGAATTAAAAAATGTTGATTTTAAATCAAGAGAACTTATTGAAGGTAATTATCTTGAATCAATTCAGAAAATTGAAGATAAGTATGCTTCTCAATTAGAAAATGCTAGACATGATAGTCCATTAGTTAATGCAATACTTGGTAAAAAGAAACAAGAAATTGATAACCTTAATATAGATGTTGAGCAAGATACTAAAGATGCAAAAACTATTGAAAAGGCTACTACATATATTACTGAAAAAGCAGATGATGAAACTATTACAGATACAGATGTTGTAGAAAAAATTACAGGAGATAAAGAATTAACTTATACTGATAGTGCTACAACAATATTTATACCTAAAAGTTATAAAGATGATTTTGCAGCTAAAATAGAAAAAGCAAAAGATGTTAATTATTCAGATAAAAGATATAATAAACAAATTGCAGATACAGTATTAACACTTATCCCTGATGCAGTAACAAAAGATTTCTTTGAAGTTACTAAAGATGGATTAATTGCTAAAGAAAGTATTATTAATGCAGATGTAACTATACAAGCTTTAGTGAGTAATTCTCTTGAAGATTTAAATGTAACAGATACTTTTAAATCAACAGGTAATAACAAAAGTAAAATAGATTTCAATGCAAATAAACGATTTAACCTTGCAAAAAATCATGTTGAAGAATATGGTTCTTGGATGGCTGATGGTAAAGTATTATCTGGTGGTTCATTAGCTAATATATGGAAAAAAACATCTACTGCTTTAGTTGTACCATCTAACTCTATTATTAATATTAATAATAATAACTTAAAAGGTTATGATGCAGTTATTCCACAAAATTTAAGAACAGATGTTGGCAAAGTTTACAGAAAATTTATTGTAGATAAAGCTACAGAAAGAATGAATGATGAAACTAAGGGTGGTGGTACTTTAGAATATAATATTAATGTTTTACAAAGAGCATTAGAAAATGATAATGATGGTAATAATCAATTAACCCAAGATGCTAGAGATTATATTGCTGAAGCATTAACAAAGAGTGGTTATAAAATTAATAAAATAGGAGCTGAAGTAGAAACTGAAAAAGTTGAAATTGAAAGTACTACAGAAGGTTCACCAAAAATTTTAGCAGAAGAAAAAATAAAGGAAGAAGAAATTACTAAACCTGAATCCTTTGAAGATAAACTTTATAATATAGAAATGGTTTCAAATAAACCAGGTCATAAGAGTGCTGTAATTTATTTACCAACACAAGAGGTACCAACTGGACAAAGAGTTGATATTGGAACATTGGATAAAGCTCTTAGAACTTTAAAAGTTGCAAAAAAACATAAGATGAATTACACAACAATTAAGAAATTAGAAGCTCATGTTGCCAGTTTACGAAGAGATATATACAAACAATATGAAGAAAGAAATCCACCAAAAGGTATAATGGAAATGAGTAAGGGACAATAATAAAATTAATGTTATGAAACCATGGCTGAATCATTACCTTCTATACAAGAACTAGATATAATTTCAAGTGAAGTTAATAAAAATCTTTTAAAAACAAAAACTCTTCCATCTTCGGAAGGCTTCGATTTAACATCCCCTACAACAGATAAAAGTTTACCATCTTTACACGAATTAGATGTCATCTCCCTCCCAGGAGATAAAAAAGCATCTATAATTTCCCAAACAACTACAGACCAGAAAATCTCCCCTGAATATACAGGGATAGGGATAGATGAAAGATTCACAATTGCAGGAGAAGAACCTAGCACTTGGGAAAAAATTGCCTATGGTATTGATAAACAAAATATGTTTTTTGGTAATGTGGGTCGTGTTATAAGTGCTGGATGGGAAGCTGCCTTTGACCCTGAAAGAGAATTTAAAGAAGTTGCAGTATCAAATGCTGCAAATGAAAGAGCAGAATTATATTCTAGACATGAAAAATTTAGAAGTGGAAAATATGATGATGATATGGAAGTTCTTATCGCAGAGATGGGAACTTTTCTTTTAGACCCTTATTATATTTTTATGTACATGACACCTTGGGGAAGAGCTATGACTATGCGACAATCAGGGTTTAAGGCTGCTGCAAAAGTAGCTGGTTTGTCAGCAGGAGCTATTTCTTTAGATAAATTATTTGATAACTTAGCAACAACAGGTGAAGTTCATCCTGAATCTGTAGCAACAGCAGGAGCACTAGCTGGAATACTTGGACCTGCATCTATGAAAGCTTTTCAAGTTATAGGTAAACTATTACCTGGTGCCGATAAACAAAAAATTGCACAAGTACTTGGTGTGATTGAAGGTAAGACTGCAGAAAAATTAGGTGTTAGTCCTAAAGCATATAAAGTTTTACAAAAGATTGCAGGTGATAAAGAATTTTTACAATTAAATAAACATATAAAATTAGCAGAAAAAAATTGGGTTAAAATTATTGCTAAAGAACAAGATACATTTTATAATTCAGTACGAAAAGTAGACCAAAAAATTAATAAATTAAAAGCAGATTTAAAACACGCTAAGAAAAAAGATATTAAATTTTTATATAAAGATAAATATATAAAAAATGTTGGTGAAAAGATTGCACAGATAGAAAAAAGTGAAGCATTAAAAAAGAAAGTATTTGATAAAGCACAAACAAAATTATGGAAAAGCCAAGCTGAAGCAGCTAAAAAAAATATAGATTTAGTTGCACAAAGAGATGTACAATTTTTAGAAAAACTTTGGAAAGAAAAAGCTCTTTACGAAAAAACTGCTCAAGTAGTTTTATCAGCTAGTGTTAGACCTTTAATGGGTGCTGCTGTTGGATATGGTTTTGGAAAACTATGGGGTCCAGATGACGCTAATTTAAATAAATGGATGTTAATTGGTGCATCATTTGGAGCAACTCATAAATTAGTACAAGCTAGTAAAATTTTACCAGGTCAATCTAAGAGTATGTTACAAAGATTATTGTACAGAGATGCTACTAAAATTGCATTTCAAAAAGTTAGAGAATTAACATCTACTACTACTTCATCTAAACTAGCTTCAATTGGTGGAGAAACAGAAAAAATTGGATTACAATTATTAGAAACTATTGATAGTTCTCTTGCTAAATTTTCTGCAGCACAAAGGTCAGATAATTTAAGGAGAGAATGGATGATGAGAGCATCTAATATTGTTAGACCATATTCTCAAACTGAAGAAGCATTAGCTATATCAGTTATTCGAGGTTCAAAAGAAAAAGTAAGTACTAGAGTACAAACACTTGCAAATAAATTAGAAAAAGAATTAATAGCATTTAGAAAATTACATAATGACGCTGGTATTTTTTCTTTAGATGAGGTTACAGGAAAGTTAATGACAATACGAAATTACTTTCCAAGAGTATATAACTTTGATGAAATTAAAAAGGACCCAAAAAAATTTGAAGATACTGTTATAAAAATTTTTAAAAGTTTAGGTCGTAGTGAGAAAAGTGCAAAAAACGCTGCAGCAAAATTTGCAGAAACTTTAAAAAATGCTGATGATAGTGTTATTAATCGAGAAGCATTAAATAATTTAATATCTGGTGTTGGAGTATCAAGTAGAAAAAAAGGAGTTACAGAACTTTTAAAAAGTAATCCTTTAAGTGAACATATTACAAAGAGAAGAATACTTAATGGACCTTATGCTAAAGTAGAAAAAATTTTAGAACAGAATGGTTATTTAGTTAATGATGTTCAATTAGTTTTCGGTAATTTATATAATCGTTCTATGAAATCTATAGCATTCGCAGAAAAATTTGGAGCTAAAGGACAATTATTAAAACCTTATATACGTAATATTGTTAAAAAATATAAAGATACTGGTAGAGATGATTGGCAGACATTAGCTACAAAAGAAATTAATCTAGTAATGAGAACTATTGATGGTTACTTTGAACGATATGGAACAATGCATACAGGTACAAGTAAATCAATGGCTGGAATTTTAGCAACTATATCTAATTTAAATATGTTGGATAGAGTTACTATTGCTTCACTTGGAGATGTAGTTCAACCTTTTACTAACTCAAATAATTGGTTATCTTTTTGGAGAGGTGCATTAAGAACATCACTTATTAATAAAAGAGAAACAGGACTTGCAAAAAATTTAATGTTAGCTGAAGGTAATGAAATACGAGGAGCATTATTAAGAACTTCTGGTATTGCACAATCATTTGATGATGCTACTATGGCAGCTAATACTATAGGTAAACTAGGTTTTACTAGAAAATTAAATGAATGGGGATTTAAATGGATGGGTCTTCAATGGTTAACTGGATTCGCTAGAAGATATTCATATAATGTAGGAGCAATAGATTCTTTTGTTTCAGCACAAAAATTAGCTAAGTTTGTTAGTTCAAATGGAAAGAATGCTTTAAATACAAGTAAGGGTTTAAGATTAGTTAAAGATTTAAATAAATATAGTATGAGTGTTGAGGATGGATTAAGACTAGGTGTATTTAATAATTTTGATGATGCACTTAAAAATAAAACAGCAACCAGAATATTGAATCAATCTGGTATTCTTGCCTCTAATAGAGATGCTTTAATACCTCAAGTTTCAAATAGATTATTATTTACTCAGAGTAGAAATCCTTGGATTAGATTAATGGGTCAATTTACTTCTTGGGCTATGGCTAAATCAACTCAAACAAATAAAATATTACAAAGAATTGAAAGTGGTGAAGTTAGACAATTAGTAAAATTATTAGGAGCATTACCTGTTTATGGTGGAATTCAAATGTTAAGGGAACTTGCTAAACATGGAGAAGTAAAAACAGACCCAGCTTATAATGAAGATAAATGGTGGTCAGAAGCTTTAAGATTATCAGGTATGGCAGGTATACTTCCTGAATTAACTATTGGAAGATTAACTGGACCAGGTTCTCAAATGCCTTGGTTTATTCCTTTTCCTGCAGCAAGTGTAGCAACTGATATAGGTAAAATAGCACAAGATACTTTAAAAGGTGATACAGATAAAGCATGGAATAGATTTTTAAAGAAGGTAGTACCTTTTCCAACATGGAGAGAATGGGTTATGCGATTATTTAGAGGAGCAAAAAAAACAAGAACATATAAATTAGATAATATAGACTCAAGTGATATTACAATTAAACCAAGAAAATTTTCTAGAGGTGGAAGAGTTAAATTTGAACATGGAGATGTTGCAGTAAATAAAACATTACCATCTTCAACAGAGTTTGATATAGTTTCAACTACTGAAACTGAAAACCCTGATAAATATATTGTTGGTGATAAGTTAAATGAGGAAATTTCTTTTACAGAAGAAGAAGTAATCGAACCTCATGTAGAAGAAAAATCTAAGTTACCTAAAGAAGAAATTTCTGAAGTTGAAGCATATGTTCCTTTAATAAAAAGTTATGAAGGACATGGAGATAAAATTTATGATAGTAAAGGAAATGTTATAGCTTATAAAAATTATAGATTAGGAGATGAAAAACATATAACAAGTGGGTATGGTTTTTATGATAAGTCTAATAGAGAAAATGATTCAGTTACTGTTGAACAAGCTGAAAAAGATTTAAGAAAAAATATTAAAATAAAATTAGAAGCTGCTAAAAAAGGAATTAAAAATTTTGAAAGTTTATCTGATAATTTAAAACAACATATAGTTTCATCATGGTATAGAGGTGCATTATCAGGCAGTCCTTTAACAAGAGAATTAATTAATGCAGGTGAATTTGAAAAAGCTGCAGATGAATTTTTAAATAATGCTGAATATAAGGCAGCAGTTGAATCAAAGTCAGGAGTAGCAGCTCGAATGGAAGCTGTCGCAGAAGCCCTGAGAAATGAAGCTAAAAAATAGTTGACAACTAACAGATTTCTTACTATAATATAGTATGAAAGAGTAATGTCCATTGTGGAGTTACTCAATTTAAATCGCTTAATGAAAGGATTAACATGACAACATACGATTTAATAAACTTTGACCCATTTAAGAACTTCTCTATCGGTTTCGATAGAATGTTTGATTCATTGAATGAGGTCTCTAAGATAAATACTTCAAACTTTCCACCATATAACATTAGAAAGATAAAGGATGGGAAGTATCAGGTAGAGATGGCATTAGCTGGGTTCTCTAAATCTGATATCAAGTGTGAGTTGCAAGATGGGATACTTACAGTTGAAGCGAAGAAAGAAAAAGAAAGTGATAACTTGATTCATCAAGGGATTGCTTCAAGAAGTGTTCTAAGGAAGTTTACTCTTTCGGAATATATGATGGTAGAAGATGCTGATTTTAAAGATGGAATGCTTAAAATCAAACTCTATCAAGATTTACCTGAAGAGAAAAAACCGAGAACAATAAAGATTAAATAAATCTTTACTGTCATGGTGGTACCAGTAGGACTCATGCGAGTGAAACTGCTCTGCCACCATTAAAAAATTATGATACCATACAATATATTATTTAAACTTGGTTCTAAAGCTGTCGGTTCTTTTATGAATAGACGGAAAGAAAAATCAGACAGGGCACACGCTATAGCCCTTCAAGAAATGTCTACTGGAAATGAACGAGCTAAAAGAAATGGTTCTTTATTTTTAGATTTAATATTAGGAGCATTTATATTAGCACCATTAGGCATTCTTGCTTATGGTTCTTATTTGGGTGATGCATTAATATTAGAGAGAACTGAATTTTATTTCAACAGACTGAAAGAAATTCCTGAAGTCTACCTTTACTTAGTGTTTATAGTAGTAGGTGGAAACTATGGAATCTCTGTTACAAGTTTAATAAAAAATAGAAAAAAATAGTGATAACAATAGCCTATGCATTATTAATGCTAGTCTTTATAAGTTTAGTTATTGGAATGGCTATTTGGTTTATTAAAGATTATTTTAAAAAATGAAAATATCCGACAAGACTGCTATAAGTATGCCTATGAGAAATCTTATAGGGATTGTAACAGCAGTTTCTGTAGGGGTGTGGGCATTCTTTGGGATTCAAGAGACCCTTAATAAACATAGCACAACTTTAGAGTTAATGTCTAAAGATTTAGAAGCTAATAGTGAATTCAGAATTAAATATCCTAGGGGAGAGTTAGGACAATCTTCAGGAGAAGCAGAACTTTTCATGCTTGTGGAACACATGAGTTCTCTTTTAGAAGATTTAAATAACGAAATTAAAGGCATGAGAAATAATAAAGTGAACATAGATTTTTTAAAAGAACGAGTTAAAAAATTAGGTGATGATGTTGAAAAATTAATTAGAAATGGTAATGGAATAAAACAATGATAGAAACTGTTGTAGCTTTACTACTTATATTAAATGGAAATGTTATTGAACATACCTTTAAAGATAATTTAAGCTCATGCTTAAAGTCCAAGAGGATTGCTCAGAGAGAAGTAAATCCTGAGTCTGTAATTTTTAGCTGTAAAATTGTTGAAGCTAAAACTGAAATATATATGGGTGGAAAAAAGATACTTAAAATAATAAAGACAAAATAAGAAAGGAGAAACAATGGCTAAAAAGAAAAAGAAAAATAAAAAAGATAAAAAAAAGAAAAAGAATAAAAAGAAAAAGAAATAACTAAATGATGGAGAGCATATTTATAATTATAGTCGTATGTTTTATAATATATGTTGTCCATGATTTAAAAAGAAAATGATTAACGATAAATTAATAACAGTACTACTCGCTATATTATTAGCACTCGGAGGATGGAATCTCCAGCGAACTTTTACTCTGTCGCAAGACATGGTTCTAATTAAAGAAAAGGTTGGAAATATAGAGCATGAATTACAACACTTTAAGAAACTTCAGAAGAAGAAGAATCGAAAGAAGAATAAGGAAAAGACAGGATAGATGGATGCGTTATTTTACTACGCTTCTGTTCGTCTGTCTATTTTTATTAGGGTGGTGTGCTCAAGCTCAAGGTAAGAATGAATATCTTGGAGACAATTGGCGTAATTGTGATTCAGGAACCTTTGAACCTTATGTAGAAAAGAGTGAACGAGATGTTGATTATTTTGATAATGACAGCTCCCATGATGATGATGAATTAAGATATGGATTTAGATTTAGATTCAAACTTGGAAATACCTGCGATAAAGAATTCAAAAAAAAGCAAGAAGAACGATACGAACTACACCAACAAATAGAACTTCTTAAAATCTGTAGAAAATATAAGACTGCAGAGATGGGTCCTGAGTTAGAACTCGTTGCTAAAAAATGTAGAGATATTAAGTATAAGAAAATAGAAAAGAATAGACCTGACCAAGATAATCTATTTGATGAGATACTAAAGATAGAAAAGAAAAAACAAATGGAATTAAAAGATAGTGGAGAAAAGTAAATTTAATATTTTTGTAATTATTCCAGTAGTTATTTCTCTTGTAGCTGCAACCTTTGGGTCTGTTAAATATATTCTTAATTTAACTGATACTATTAATAAAAATGAAACAGCAGTTCTTATATTAAACAAAGACATTAATCAAATCTTTGATAAGTATGCACAAGACAAAGAAGAATTTACAAGAGAAATGTTTGAGGTTAATGCTAGAGTAACTGAAGGTACTGCTTACTATAGAGCATTAGAAGAAATTTTAAGAAAGACAACTGACTCTGTTAGAGAACAACAATATGATATTAAAGATTTACAACGTGAAGTCTTAGGAGATTAGTGAAAAAGCATTATGCTTTCTTTCTTAAAAAAAGAAGATGGTATAGTAGAACAAAAAAAAGAACAAAATCTGTTGATGAATATGACTGGAACACACCTAGAAAAGAAAAAAAGAAATGATAAAGTACTTGTTGGTAATAAAGATATGCTATGCAGTTGCACAATTCTGTGGACCAGGATTAGAAAGTAATAATCTTTATGATAGTTTTCGTGATTGTGCTTTAGACGGATATACAAAATCACATGAGATTATATTATCTATGCCTCCAACTCAAGTAGAATCAACACAAACAATTATAAAATTTTATTGTATAAAAAAGGAGACTGACCCAGTTCCTTTAAAAGGAACTCCTATTTAGGAGTGGTACACATCTCTTGCTATTTTTTCTAAATAGTCATGTAACTCTGTAAAATTAGTTTTGCATTCTCTTAACATAGCAACTATAACTCCTGCATTTTCTTTTTTAAAATGTAAAGGAATTTTATCTGAGGGATAAGTTTTAAGTTCAGTAATAAACTGACCTTGATTATTAATAATCAATTTGAAGCCCATCAAGTCGGCTTCTTTTCTCTTAACCCTTTTGGATTTATTTAATTTTCGTGGGAGTTGCACTAGCTTTTTTCATTAAGTCAACAAAAAATTCGTCATCACTTTTATCTTTCCTTAATTTAGTTAAAGGTTTATCACCCTTCTTATATACTTCTACACTTCTAACTCTAACAGGATTTGTCATAAAAACAGGTAGTCTTGGATTATCTAAAGTTTTAACCATAAAGAATCCATCATCTGCTATACCAAATGTTTGTATGTTCTGTATATCTAAATCATCCGAACCAACTAAACATAATCTCATATGATAAGTAGTAGGTTTACCTTCAACTGGTTTTCCTTTCATGGAAAAAACTTTATTTTTTTCTTCCACTTATTTATCTCTTATAATACGTTTTCGTAAAGCTCTTATAAGCTCTTCGACTTTATCTATAATAGCAATTAAAGATTTATCTTTTATAAAAGATTGTTCTTCTTTTAACTTATCATATTCTTTTAATGGAATTGAAACATAAGATTCTCTTTGTGTTTCATTCTCATAAGTTAAATTTTCTCTGTCTTCTTGAGACTCATTCATCTACAGCCTCTGTATTATCAACTTCAATTGACTCAATTTTTTCTGCAAAATAATCTTTACTAACAAAACTTGGTTCAGTATTAACCTCACCGATAGCACCACTTTGTCCATCATCATCTATTAAAGTATCTATACTTGTTGTATTTAGTTCATTTAACTTTTCATTATTTCTAGTTATCTTCTTTTTTAGATGGTCTTTTAATTCACCTATTCTTATATATAAAATTTTATCTATAGATGGATTAATTCCATACATAGGTAAATCATTAAGAGCTGAAATAATTCTTCTAAATCCTCTAGCTCTTTTTTCTAATTGAGTTATTTGTGCTTCATTAATCGTCATAATCCCTTTCCAATATCATTTCTAAATAATGCATAGCTTTTTCTATATCCTTCCTCTTTCCTTTTCTTTGATGTCTACAAATATATTTAATAGCATTACCTTCTGCAAACTCTAAATTATTTTCATTAATAAATTCTGCAGGTTGAATCTTCATATGACTATAATGAGACCCATCTACTTGTTTACTTAATGAAGTATAGGTAGTACCTTTAAACATATCTTTACTTGTCATAACTTATTCCTAAATGAAACAAGTGGGAGACATACATATAGTTTATTAACAATTTTCCTTTCATAATTAATTAACACTCCCACTTAATTACATAGCAAGAGGACCTTCTTCAGCCATCCTTGCTCTTCTCTTGTCTCTTTCTGTAGGTTCTAAACTATTATTCAAATCATCTATAGTCCAATGAGGATTCTTTTTTAATTTTTTAACAATCCATTTATAAGACCAAGGTTGTAATCGTAGAGTAGTTCCTTGCCAATAATGTGTTTGATTAGGTAATAATTTAAATACATTTTTAACATTAACTTTCTTTTGTTCTTCAGGATTTAATAAACCTTTAAGCCACTCAACCATAATATGTTTAGCTTTGTTTCTTATCCTACTCATTTGTTTTGTATTCATTATTCTGTTTCCATCATAGGAGCATTAACAATAGGTTCTAATTCATCCTGTAATTTTTCAGATATTGTTTGAGAACCATTACTACTCATATTATAAAAAGTATATTTAACAGTTAGTTCATCTCCTCCTGCAATATCTTTTATAGTAACTAAATTATATTTAATATAATTATCAGTATGTAATTTTGTTTTAACACAATTAGGGTCATCTGAATGATTTACAAATCCACCTAAAGGTGTACGAATTAATTCATCCTTTATCTTAATATGAGATGTTCCAAGATTTGTACCCTGTTTTAGAAACAATAAAGTAAACAAACCAAATCCCTGTATCTTACTCTTCTCAATTCTAAGTCCTTCAGGTAATGGTTTATACAGCTTTTCTTTTTCCATAAGTTTTTAATTCCTCTGAAAAGTTTGGAGTTATCTCTTCAACATTCGGTTGTCTATTTACTTCAGCTAAATAAACATATCTATTAGAATATTTAAATACTCTTAATCCTTTTCCATCATTAGCATCTTTATAACATTCCCATTTATGTGCACAAAACTGACAACCAATAGGTAAAGATTTATTTCCACCTTTAGTTTCAGATAATTGATAACACCTATCAGGTGGTGAATTTCTTTTTAATGTATCTTGTAAAGTTTTAATTAAAGTTGGAACATTAGGTTTAGCTAACTCATCAGGTTTATAGAAACAAACATCTCCAGTTGATTTATCCATAACCAAGAAGCCACCTTTGTTAGTCTTCATACCTGTTTCATATCCTGATAGCTGGGCATGATAACCAAATGGGTCATCTCCAACTAACTCACCTGTTTTAAATTTCTTAAAACTAAATGTTGAAGCTGACTTAACATCACATACTTCACCATCTACTGTCGCATCTATATGTCCTTTAATATTATCTATCTCTACTTTCTTTTGTTGGTCTGCTACTTTATGTCCAGTTAATTCTGCTAGATATAATAATAAATGTTCTAATATATGTCCATATAAAAATTTAATATTTAAACTAGCATCATAATCTTTAGTTTTCTTTGGACTAAATCTATCATACCATAATTGTCTAGGTGGTTTACCTAGCACAGACATTCTTAACTTCCCATCTTTTTCTCTAATAGGATTGTTCCATGAATTAAAAGCTTCCTTAATATTACTAAGGAACTTATCCATGTTCTCTTCTGTTACGTTAGCAGGTTTACCATTTGATATACCAGCTACTAATTTTTTAATATCAGTTGCTATTGTATCAATGCGTTTCTGCCCAGTTGTTTCCGATTTTATATTTTCCATCTAACGGACACCTTATTTTTAATTCCTTTCCTGCATCTATAATTGCCTGTACTCCAAGTCTTCCAAATTCTTCGGCTCTACTTTCTTCCACTTCATATTGGAATTCATCATGCACATTTACAATTGGAAATGCTTTGATTTGATTCTTTATAACATAATCCTCTACCCTTGTCAACGCTTTCTTCATAACACACGCACCAGCACCCTGTAATAGCGTGTTTAACGCAGCGTGAGGGTGTCTTATGAGGATTTTTCTTTGGTCGAGACCTCTGAGCCATCTTTTTTTAGCCACTCCATCCACTCTTTCTCGTAGTCGTTTAAAACTTGGTGTAGCTCTAAGAAATTTTTCTTTAACTCTTTCTCCATCTCCTTCAGACCTTTTGATGATACTTCCGATTTTTTTTGAACCTGCTCCATAGATGAGTGCGTAAATAAATGTCTTCGCCTCATCTCTTGACCCCAAACCAGCATTAATTTGATTTGTTGTGTGTATATCTCCATTAATGATTTCATTTGTATATCCTTTATCGTTCATGTAATGTGCTAACATCCTCAACTCAAGTCCTGAAGCATCAACACCTACTAATTTATAACCTTTATTTACTATCCATAATGCCCTACATTCTTTTCCATAAGGTGAGTACACAGCAGGAACCTGTGCCATATTGGGCGATTGATGGCTCATTCTTCCTGTAACTGTACCATTGGTAATTACTTTGCCATGTACTCTACCATCTTCTCTAATAGCTTCAATCCAAGAACTGACTTGAGCAATTCTTTTCTGAAGAGTGAGAAATTTTTTTATAAGTTCAGCTTCAGGAATATTTTTAATCTCCGATAAAACTTTTTCATCAACTATTGTATGTCCTTTATCTGTTTTCTTTTTAGGTTTCCATCCCAGTAATACTAATCGTTCAGCTATTTGTTGACGTGAACCTAAATTAAATTCTTTATATTTAACCTTTGTAAAAGGAACTCCCTTTACATATCCTCTCGTTTTATTATTAGACTTAGGAATAAATTCTGTTTCTACTTTTAATGGAGGAAAAGTTTTTCTTACAATTAATTGTAGGTTATTCATATCTTCCTGAAACTTTGCCTGTAACATATGAGCACCTACAACATCTATTAAAAATCCTTTTTGATGTTGTCGTTGTATAATCTTTGCAACCTCATGCTCCAATGGAATAGACTCTCCAAAGTCTGTCATTTTTTTACAAAGAAAGTTATATAATTTTTCTGTTAAATTAACATCATTCCTACAATACTTTAACATCTCTTCACTAAATTTATCAAAGATATCAAACTCTGTTTTTTTATGATAGAGTTTTTCACCCCAATTTTTTAATGAATGACCACCTTCTATCATAGGATTAAGTAGTCTAGATAAAACTAATGTATCAGTTACTTTACAATTTTTAAATAAATCATAACCAAAGTATTTATTTAAAACTGGAATATCAAATCCAATTATATTATGTCCTATAATTTCTTTAGTTTTTTTTATAAACTCTTCAAACCTATTTAGTCTATCTTCTTTAAATTGATAATAAGTATTATTATGTTTACAAATGATGCACCAAATTTTATCGGCAGTAATAGTTGTTTCAATATCAAATATTACTTTATCAAAAATCACTTGATGTTACCTCTGCTAATCTACCAGTATCCATATCATATTTTAAATCACAACATGGTCCAGTAATACCTGAGAATCTATTCTTTAATACTCTAACCCTTGTAGTATGTCGGATTTCAGGGTCATCATTCTGTGCATCTCTCTCAAGTCCAATAACCATATCACTTAACTGACCTATAGAAGCACTCCCTCTTAGCTGTGAGAGAGACGTAGAGGCACCTTCCTCATGTCCCTTGCCATCAGGTCTCCTTAAATGTGATACTACTATCATACCAACCCCAGTCTCTTGTACAAGAGTTCTAAGTCTAGTCATGATTTCATCCAATGCTCTTCTCTCATCTCCATGAGACTGGTCTGATACTATTATACTAACATGGTCTATAATAATATATTTACAATCTAAACCTTTTGCTAAATACCTAACTCTAGAAATTATATTATCAATAGAGTTTGAACCAAAATGGTCAAACATAAATATCCTACCAGTACCCACAGTAGCATCAAAATATTTTCTTAATTCTTCTTTACCAATATGAACATCAGGTAAATGTAATCTTTGATTTGCTTCAATACTCATTATCCCTTTAGAAGTTATTACTGGAGTTTCTTCCAACATTAATAAACCAAGTTTCTCTTCTGTTTGTTTTAATAAATGATGGATTAATTCTCTAACTACTTGAGTCTTACCTAACCCACTACCTGCAGTAAAGGTAACTAATTCAGAAGTTCGTAAACCATAAGTCATTTTATTTAATCCTTCAAAAGGATACTGAACAAATGATTGTACAGCAGGTTTACTTATCTCATCAAATAAAGTATTGGCATTAATAATACCATCAGGAGCAAATCGTTTTGCATCCCAAAATGCTTTAGTATAAATCTGTATCTTATTTTTAATTAAACAATCCGAAGCATCTTTAAATTCTTCAGGGAGAGACATAATTTTACATTTCCCAGGAGAAAATAATTCAGCTACTCTAAACGCACCCTCTTTACCTTGCTCATCATTATCAAAATTAATTATAATATTTTCAAATTGTTCTAAGTATTCAAGACTACTCTTAATATCTTTAACTGCAGAAGCTACACCATGTTTAATACTTACAACTGGAGTAGTGTACTTACCTTTATCAAACATTTGATATGCTGATAAACAATCTAACTCACCTTCAGTTATTATTATAAATTTATTTTTAGAGAATAAATGTTCACCAAATAATCCTGCTTGACTTGTATTACCATCTAAACTAAATTCTTTTAATTTTGTATATCTTGTCTTGGTTGCAATTTTTGCACCCTGTCTATCATGATAAGGATAATAATGGTTTATTATACTACCCATACTATCTAACTTAACAGTAACCCCATATTTTCTACAAGTATTTTCTGAAAGATTTCTGTCTACTATTTCTACAAAATCTGATTGAGTTGTAGAAGTATTCATTTTATATTTTTGTTTACCATTTGTTATCGGTTGTGTTTCCATATCATATTCTTTTA